TCAATATAACAAGGATCACCATCTTCATCAGTAAAAGTAAAATATATTCTAGTGCCTCCCTCGTTGCCGAATGGTAACTCCGTAAAATACGAAATCTGATCTATATTAATGCAGACAGAATCCGCACTACTACAATTCTTGCTAAAAAATGCAAAACTAGCCATAACCTTCTCTCCTTATTGTTAATTTTTGGTACTTTATGGTACAATCTAGGGTACCTGTCAAGGCGGCAGGGTACCTAAGACAGACATGGACACCCCCCTTTATGGGGGAGTCCTAATGTCTATAGGGTACCTTGTGATTTTTTTTAAAAAATTTTTTTGTGGTGGCTGTTCGTGGAAAACTTAGTGTAGAAGATCTGACCGACACAAACACAAAAAAGGGGGGGTCATACCCTATACACCCCGATATCCCGAACAATTGTTCGGATTGCTTAGGGTACCTTAGAAACCAGCTTTTGAGTTGGACAAAAAAAAAGAGCGGCGGCTGCCGCTCTAATTTCTAGATGGTGCGCTAGCCTATGCTAGCGCGATTATCCTATCTTGCCACCATGAGAAATGATCATCTGTTATTCCACACCAAACACTTTCGCCACCGCGTCTATTTTCTGGCATCAGTTCCGCACCATCTGTTTGTTCTTGGTAGGTCTGTAGAACTTGGTATCTAGTGTGGTCTGTACCATCGCCATAATTTGCACCATTGGATTGCTGAGTATGAGTGACAACGGCTTGAGTTCCAATGCGCTGTCTAATCTCTGTCACTCTTGCGCGAACTCTTTGTTCAGAACATCCTGTGGCATCCATTAATTCGCGTGTGGTTGAACCATTGTCAGTTCTCATCATGTTGTATTGAACGCCTACTCTTGTATTTCTTCTAAATGGATCAAGTGGAGTAGTGTGGTCAATTGTTCGCGTTCCATTGCCATCAATGCGATTGGTTGTTGAGTGAGTGACAATGTTAAGTAAAAACTCAATCCAACGCCTAATCTTTAGATTGTCTGTTGTGCCTTGATGCTGTCTAAATTCAATTGTGCCTTTACCCCATGTTTTAAGAGTGACAGACGAAAACTTACTATCATCACAAACACTAGCTAAAATACTCTTTAGTTGTGAGATGGTGTTTGCATTTTCTATTTGAGCAACAAGTCTGTCAATTTCTTTACAGAACCTAGAACCCTCACCACCTTGACGCCTACTATTGGCAAGCATTGTAGATATCATTTTTTGCTGTCTAGCATAACGCCATACAATGTCTTTCACCAATGCAAAGTCCATTGGGTCAGCGTGGTCTAGATGTAATGAATTTGGGAATGATGCTATTGATTGACGTGTGTATTCATCTGGATCAACGCCATCTTTTAAAAATGAATTGCCAATGTGAACGTGCAAACCACATCCAACATTTATTAGTCTGTTAGAACTACCTAATTCGCGTCTACCAATTTTGTTAATAGCGGCAAGTAAATTTTGGAGATACTCCCATGTTGTTTGGCATGGTGTTAATGGACAAGTGACAATTTCAGCGTCCACGTTTAGTGATGCATCATATACAGATTTAAAACCGCTAGTGATGCCCTCATCATTCAATAAGGTTTTGAAACGTTGGTATGATATACCACCCATTTCTACTTCTATTCCAAATGTTGGAATTGGTGTTAATGCTGTTGTGTCATTTAGGTTTGGCATTATATATTCTCCCTCACATAAACAGTTGAAAGAATGCGCTCTGAATTAGCGTCTTTAGTAATAATTCTAATGTGTCTCATTCTTAGTTCAGATATCATTGCTCTAATTCTCATTGAGCTTGATACAGTTGCTTCCATCATTTCAGATATAGAAGCGCCATTAGGCCTACTGATCATTTGAAGAATGATTGATACTTTTGATTGTGGTCTGATATTGGTCATAATCTCACTTTCTTTTTTTTGTTTTAATTCTTGATCGTCATATTTGCCATCGCAAGCTTGGCATAATGCAAAGCCGCATTGATAAGCAATTGAACGTTCATGCATTCTTTTGCCGCATAAATCGCAAGTAGGTAATGAATGGTCTATAATCATCTTATTCCTCACTTTCTGTATTTTCACCAATTTTCCTAATGGCATCATTATATGAAAATGTTCTTAGTCTGTTATTGTGGTAGTCATTATAATCGCAAAGAACGCTATCAATTATAAATAGCTCTTCAACGTCAATTGTTGGTAGGTCTGTTTTTAATTCGTAGTCCATTTTTCTCACTTTCTTTTTTTGTTTATATATATAGAGTATAAAATTTTTTATATAATCACAAGCAAAAAACACTAGAAAACACTAGGAAATAGTAAAAATATTCGGTTTATTTTGTCGGCTGCTGAACTTATTTTTGCCAAAAAAATTCAAAAAAATCTAAAAAAAAAGAAAAAAATTATAGATAATATATATATAAATAAGGGTATATATACATATATCCCGAACCCCGACCCCGACATCCCGATCCCGACATCCCGATCCCGATACCCCGATCCCGATCGATACCTGGTCGATGCTGCTGCTCCCTGGTCGATACCGGGTACAAAGCGGGCCGAAAGCGAACAATTGTTCGGATTATTACCGGGTCGACAAAAAAAAATTTGATTGTTACCTGGTAAATCTTCGTGCTGCGGGGGTCGATACCTGGTACAAATCGAGCAAATCCCGGGTCGATAACCCGATAACCCGAACAAATGCTCGGGTTATGCCCCGGTCGAGCTGCTGCTTGCTGTTGCTCCGGGGCCTGCAGCCTGGTCAACACCTGGAAGATCCGCCATTCATTTGCTAAATCAGCAGCTACCTGGTACAATAACCCGAACAATTACTCGGGTTATCCCGAAGATCGACCCCGAATCCCGACTCGACCCGGTGCGCAGACAAAAATCGATGTTAGTTCTGAGAGGTCATCAGCGCCTCGGCAGTAACCCGAACAATTTTTCGGCTTATCGACCCCGAACCTCCGCCTCCCCCGCCTCCTCCGTCAAAAAAACGGGGTTGGGGGGCGGATACGCACCCTCCCCAAGCGATTAGACTACTCTGCCGCTTCCTGATTATATTCCGTTATAGGAATATGTTCGGGTTCTGTAGGGTTTTCCGCTGGTGTTACGTCAACCATTCGGTTTTTAGCACGATCCATAAAGTCTTGAAGCTGTTCTATAATTTGCTCACGACTGAGATTATCAACATGTTCGTGTGTTACATGGCTACGAGCGACCATGAGGCCAGTTACCTTTAATCTAAGTTCCTCGGCTTTAATCGCTGCTCCGTAGTTACCTACTTGCCACGCTTCATCTCGAAGGCGTTGCATATCCCGAACAGATTTAGTGACAGATACCCCGTACTTTGCTTCAAGCTCTAAGCGCATCTCTTCCATGCGCTCTTTCACTCGTGCGTGGTTTAGAAGCTGTACGGCTGAAACGTTCGGGTTTTTGTACCCGGCATCACGAGCGGCTGCTGTCTGTGTCATATCTTTATGAATGTAGTTATCGAGAAACTTCTGCTGCGGTGGCGTTAGTCTCTTTTCCCCTTTGGCTATCTGCTCCCCAACTTTCGGCATAACTGCTCCCTGGTGTTATCCCGAACAATTTATCTTTATCCGCTGCTGTGGTCAAGTGGGTGCTGGATTAGCTCAAGCCAGAGTTAAAATTACATCAGGGGGGTTTTGGTATATAACCCCCCCTATAAGGGGGGTGACGTAGGTGACGTAAAATAACTAATTGATTTTATTACATTATTTACGTCAAATTAACTTTTTGACGTAGATGACGTAAACAGTTAAACCATTGATATTATTACATATTCTACGTTACGTCACTTACGTCAACTTTTGACGTGATTTTTTTTGACGTAAATTATCGTTTAAAATCAATGAGGGTACTTTTCATAAATTATTTTATATTTTTTCTTGACTATACCAAGATTTAATATATTGTTTGAATTATCTTAGAGAAAGGAATTATTGAAATGAAACTAAAATCGATTGGATCGAACATGACAGAATTGAACTACAATAGTAATTCAATTTTGTTTTCATACGAAACGCCAGTTGCTGGCTTTGATAACGAAGGCGCATTCAGAACATCCGAACATTACAGCCCTACAACATCAAAGCACATCAATAAATATCTTGGTGGCTCAGATGTAGGGCGTAAGGTTTCTCAAGGTTATATTAACGGTCTTGTAGGAGAGGACGCATAATGGCATTGAAAAAGGTTTTACTGAGACAGAAACAAATTGAGCTTCTCTTAGAGGGGCTTAATAAACTTTCTCATTCGGCTTATGAAGACAAAAGCCTTAATTTAGATGGTTGGAATGATATAGCGGAACTCCAGAAGATGTTACACGATGCTCGCAAGCTTCCACAACATCAAACTCTAGGTGATGTTATAGAAGAGCAAAACGCCTATTGGAAAGCTTTATGGAATTAAATAAAAGGAATAATTAAAATGTATTATTTAGCGTATGGAATGAACACCAACCGCGATGCGATGGCGGCAAGGTGTCCGAATGCAAAACCTATGGGCGGTTTTTATCTGCCCAACCACCGTTTGATTTTTCGGGGCGTGGCTGACTTCCGCTACGACCCTGATTGTGTGCTTCCTGTGGTATTGTGGGAGATTACCCACGATTGTTTGATGGCACTTGATAGGCTTGAGGGCTACCCGACTTTATACGGTAGGCGCAAGATCAACGGCAATTGGATTATCTACGACATGAACGGCAACAAGGGCAATCTACGGCATCCATCAAGCGGCTATTATGATATGATTGAAAGCGGTTATGATGATTTCGGTCTTGATGATTGGTATTTGAGAGCGGCTAGGGAAGATGCGTCTTTCAATGAGGCGAAGGTGACGGCATGATTGATTGGCAAGATTGGGTTATTGCCACCTTAATTATAGTTGGCGTTTATGGTTGGCTGATTGGGGCGGTGCTTCAATGGTGGTAGATCCTGACATAACCCGAATAATATGAAGCCCCCGATTAGTCGGGGGTTTTTTTGTATCCACCGTGCAGCCAGGTTCGAACCCGAACAATTTATCGGGTTGTTTTTTTGTCCCCGATCCTGACTTTTTTATTGTGTTGGTATTTCCCCCATGTTATACCAATTGAACGTGAAGATTTGTTTCCTTAGTAGGGTTTACAGATTAAGCTAGCGGAAAGGCATTGGTCTGACTTTCTGCCTCACTAACTTGATACCCCCGACCCGAAAGAGTTGGGGGTTTTTTTTATTCATAAATTTATTTATTTATTTCTTGACACCGAATATAAACTATTTTATCTGTTGGTACATCTAGCATATATGAAAGGAATAAAATCATGGGTTTAGATATGTATTTAAGAGGCGACAAGTATATCAGTCAGTGGGATCATTCACAGCAAGCGCCCGAAGGTGGGTCACTGGAAGTGAAGCGGCCCGTTGTTGATGGGTTCGATGTTGAGACATATGTTTTAGACATGGGCACATGGCGCAAGTTCGCACCGTTGCACGTTTACATTGTAAACGAGTTCGCTGATGGTGTTGATAAATGCCAGAGAATTGATCTTGAGGCTGAACAGTTGCGCAAGATTGCCAATGCGCTACGCGATAACAAATTGCCTAGCAACGATGATTGCTACGGTTGTTTCTTTGGTAGTCCAGAGATTTGGGATGAAGACCGATCCGAGGGCAAAGAACACGCTAAGGTATTTGACAAGGCTGCTGATTGGGTTGAGTCCACCTCATGGGGTAGCGTTACTTATCAGGCGAGTTGGTAAGGGGGCTGACATGATTAATAAAGATTCAATTAAATTTTATAACAAAGCATACAAGCCGTTGAAGGGTGCAAAGATTGTGGATTTCAACATGGTTAAATGTGAGTTTGATCCCAATACTTATTGGCCGACATTCACCTTACAACAAGGGGGCGACAAGTTTAATTTCGTTCTCTCTCAGGATGAAGAGGGCAATGGCGGTGGCTTTGCTTTTATTGAGGATGTGAAAAATGCATAGCGTTGACCCGATGGAAATTATGTTGAGCGATATCTTTGACAAGGTATTTTATAGCAAGGAGCAAGAACCGAACCGCAAGGTTTGCGAAGACTGCGACGGTGATGGATGGTATGAGGCTGAGTATGCTAGACCACAAGGCTTTGACAGAGACGTAGGGTATTTGGATACCAAACGTGTGGAGTGTGAGTGGTGCGGTGGCACTGGAGAACTGGAGGTAAGATGATGAAAGACGATTATTTAGTTGAACTTGTCACTTCTTTTATAACCCAACAGCGGTTTACATTAGAAGAATGGAAAGACATAGAATTTGACACTCGCTTAAACGTCAACCACGCACTGGAAGACCTAAAACATGCAGACATGTATTTTGTTGGGCCAGAATTTAACGAGTTGCTACATGACTACCACGATCAAAACACAACGGATGGGCGAATTGATCTTGACGAAGAAGAGTACCCGAACATCGGAGACTACAGCGTAGTTTTGTATGAGGACGTGCGTTTTGATGCTGAGACACGCCCACCATCTAAATTAAGTTTTATCGTTGTTGACCAACTTCACCGACACATCTCTGATGAGTACCTAGAAGATAAAAAACGGTTAAAGTTTTATGAGGAGAAAGGTATTAGTAAGATACGACGTGGGTATCTGTGCCGTCAATCAGAGAGTGGCGAAGTAGACGTGCGAGTTATCGGTGACTACAGCAACCCTCAATTAGTTGGCAGTTATACGCCTAAAGGTAAGATAGACTTTGCTCCTGAATTGTCAGACCAAGAGAGGGAAGCAATAGGTGAAGACCTAGTTTATGTTGGCGGTGCGTTTTCTCTGATTAACCAACCAAGGTTTGTGATACAGGAAGCCGCAGGTACGCGGCAACAACGCAAAGCTGCGAAGCGACAACAAGATATAGCATTGGAAGCATGGCACAGGATACGTTGGAACATCGACGATAGCGTTACCCTTAAAAACGGTGAGTTTCGTAGCTTCCACATGCCATATCACTACACTCGTGGACACTATCGCAAAGCACAACCACACTGGGATAATGTAGAGTGGGTCTATGATGGGTGGCATAAGTGGATTGAAAGTTATTGGTCTGGACACCCTGCGTATGGGATAAAACGTGGGTATCATGCCCCAACAAGAAAAGCATCATAAGGAGAAAGAAGAATGAGTATTGCAGATGATACGATGTGTATGCATTACACACTTGAGCGGTTGGGCGGTATTAAGACCGAAACTGACTTACGAGAGTTTATGGAAGAAATCAGGTACAACATTAGCGTAAATGATGAGCACCGTGAGCTTAACCCCGATGGCGATATGCCAGATGGTTCGTTTGTTGATGATCCCGATGATTTTGATATGAACTCTGCGCTTGAGAAGGTTAAGCGTAATTACATTGAGAGAGCTTTAACTAAAACCAAAACGTTATCTGAGGCTGCTAAGTTGCTTGGCTTTTCTAATTATCAGACTTTGCAAAACTGGATTGATAGATTGGAGAAGGCTCAATACGAGGCTGAAGACAAAAGAATGGGGGTGAGTTGATGATTAAATACTTTACCTTCATGGTGCTGACTTATTTCGTTCAAGGCGAACAAGTTACGCACAACATACTATTTAATAGCTATGACGCTTGTAGTCACAGCAAAGAAGCCATGTACTTTATGATGGAGCATCAACATGAAGATGTGCATATTTATTGTAAGGGCACAGCGGTTGCGTCTAATAAACTTGTTAAGCCGAAAGTGAGGCCATGAGAGATAGAACAAACGAAAAATGGACTAAGGCAGAAAAGGAGTGGATGGGCTATAAACGTAAATTGGCAAATTTTAAAAAAGAAAACGTTAGCTTATCCAAACCTCCTTGGGAGAAAGAAGCTGAACAAATTAAAGAAGATAAAGAAAAAAATTAGCGGGGATTTACCCCGCTTTTTTTTGTCCCCTGGTTGATAAGCCGAACAAATATCTGTATTATTTTCTAGGGACATTGAGGCGGGTTTACCTCCTTGTCCCACGAATATCCTACATTGTTTGTTTTATTGTTAGCCCGATGCGCATTGAAATCTGGGGTACGATTGCGTTTCCTAATCCTCTAAGGCGGTCCACCCGATTGGATACCCCATGAGCCACTCTACCCACTCTGGGTTCAGGCTGCCAGTTTTTTCTGGCTCTAATCTCTTTGTCACTATAGCTAGCTGCGTGTCCTGTCTCTTGTCTCGATATAGGTTCATGTTCTCGCCACTGTCCTTGTGATCCCTCGCTGTCGGTGTCGGCCACATTGATCTCGCTACTTCGCTCTCCAAGTTCGGAAACTTGTCTTTCGCTCTGTTGTGTATGTTCTCCGCTGACATTGCTGTGCATGCTCTGGGCGTAGGCCACATCTTCACTTGATCCGCTAGGTTTGCCCCGAACACCAAGTCGCTGCTCTTGCTTATTCTCTGCCCCTTTTCGTTCAACGTCCGTCCTTCTTTCATGTCGCTTGCTCTCGGTGTCGCCCACATGTTCGGCTCTTGTGCTTTCTCCCAAGCTTCCACTATATCTGGATTGACTTGCTCCCTTAGATTGCTCGGTCTTGCTCTGCCCTTGCGTGTTGTGTTCGCTTGTTTCTCCAATGCTTCCTGTGACCTTTGCGGTAGATGATCCATCGTGTTTGGTGTCGCCCACATTTCTACAGATAATCCAGAGTCTGTCTCTTCTGTGAAATGCGTCCGTGGCACAAGCTGGAATAACGAACGGCCTTGTGGCGTAGCCTTCCCCTTCCAGGTCAGATAACACTTCGTCGAGGCCCATAGAGACATGCCCATACACATTTTCGAAAACGCAAAAAGAGGGTCGTTTGGCTTTAATTATGGTAAAAATGAAAGGCCAGATGTGTCTGTCATCTTCTGTGCCTCTTCGCTGCCCGGCAACACTGAAAGGT